TGGGATAAACAAGAACGACGATACTATCCCATCGTCATAAATTTACACGAGAAAGGTGATATAGATGAAAACCATAACGGAACTACGGGAAGCTCACGGATCTAATTCGTTTGATAAAACGAAAAATGTTGGAGAACTAGCTACCGAAATAAATCGTTTAGACGATTTACAAACCAGAATTAAAACTCAAGAAGATCATATAGCTGAAATGAAACGAGAGGAACAAAGACTTTCGGGAGAAGTCATTCCTACTCTTTTAGCTGAAACAGGATTAGCTTCTTTGAAGCTTGCAGACGGATCACACGTCGAAGTTAAACCGTATTATAGTGCAAATATTTCTCTGAAGAACAGAGATGCTGCGCATAATTGGCTTCGTTCTAATGGCCTAGGCGATATTATTAAAAATAATGTTGTCGTTTCTTTTGGTCTGAATGAAGATAACAAGGCGGCGGACTATGCTAACCTTGCAAAGAGTCAGGGGTATCAACCGACACAAAAGTTGAAGGTTGAACCCATGACTCTCAAAGCACTCGTTCGCGAGCGTATCGAAAATAAAAAAGATATACCCGCGAGTTTATTTAATGTGTTCGTAGGAAACCGAACCACAATCAAGAAAAAGGAAACATGAAACAAGAAAACACGAACCAAGGATCAGTAACAAAGGTGGATCCGAACGCAAAACTTCCAGTCAATTTAATGGAAGAACACGCGGGTAAAGGGTTGGAAAACCTGAAACAGGAAGACTTATCAATGCCTTTCTTAAAGATATTGATGCCTTTATCGCCGCAAATAAACAAAAGTGACAATAGATATATTAAAGGTGCAGAACCTGGAATGATATTGAATAGTGCCACTAAAAAAGTTTATAGCGGAACTGAGGGAATAACAGTTGTTCCTTGTCATTACGAAAGAAAATATCTTGAATGGGCAGAAAGAGGTTCTTCTGTAGGAAGACCTATTGTTCATCCTGAAGATACTCCTTTAAAAAATGAAACTACAAGAGATAAAGGTTTTAAGGATAGATTATCTAATGGTAATTATCTTGAAAGAACTTCTTATCATTTTGTAATTCTTTTGAATGGAGTGCCTACTATTTCTGTCATTACTATGAAGGCTTCTCAAAATAGAGTGAGCAAAGATTGGATGGCCGAGATAAATGGTTGGACGGAAAAAGGGGCTAAAGGAATGTACGTTCCGTCTATTTATAGCCACATTTATCGTTTAACTTCTATACCACAATCAAATTCGAAAGGAAGTTGGTTTGGATGGAAAATTACGAGAGAAGGTTACAATCAAGATGCAAATCTTTTTAAAATGGCATCAGATTTTTCTAATAAATTTAAAGAAGGAGCGATTAAGACTAATGTGTCTTCTGAAGAAGAAGCACAGAAGTCTGCTACTTCTTTCTAAGTTTTACTCGAGGGTAAAAGCGTGGGACGTCAACCTAGCGGGGGGCGTCCCCATTAGAAAATTATGACAGTAGAAAGATTTAAAAATATATTTCAAGGTCTTAATAGTGCATACGGTCAGTATGTTTCTAAAGTTTCTCTCACCAATGGTGACAAAATCCAAGGCAAAGCGTTTATTAAAAAAGATATAGTAACAAATCAACTTTGGCACGATCATCTTGAAGGTAAAGATCCAGCATTAGGAATAATTCCCATTAATGCAGATAGTCAATGTAAATGGGGATGTATTGATATTGATCAATATAATTTTGATCATAAAACTTTTATAATCCGCATTCGAAAAAAGAATCTTCCATTTATTTTATGCAGGTCAAAAAGTGGAGGGGCACATGTATTTTTATTTACTAAAGAATTTATAGAAGCCGAAGCTATGCAAGCTAAATTAAAAGAATTAGCTGCTGCATTAGGTTATTCTGAATGTGAAATTTTTCCTAAACAAACTAAAATATTGGTTGATCGAGGAGACACCGGGAATTTTTTAAATCTTCCTTATCATTATGGAAACAAGACAACAAGATATGCTATTAAAGATAATGGTGAAGCAGCTACTCTAGAAGAGTTCTTTTTAATGTATGAACTCTATGCAATTGATAGACAACATTTTAATTCTATTCATATTAAAACCGAAGATTCCCCAATCAAAAATGGACCACCTTGTTTAACTATTCTATGTAATGAAGGATTTCCAGAAGGATCTAGGAATAACGGTTTATATAATTTAGGAGTTTATCTTAAGAAAGCTCATCCTGACAATTGGCAAGATCAATTAGGAATTTATAATTCAAAATATATGAATCCTCCTCTCAATCCTCAAGAAGTTATGACTATCATTAAATCTCTAGGAAAAAAAGATTACAATTATACATGTAAAGATCAGCCAATTTGTGCTCACTGTGATTCCATGACTTGTCAAACTAGGGAATTTGGAATTGGTGAAGGTTCTTCAATGCCTGATTTAAATAGTTTAAGGAAATTAACGTGTTTTCCTCCCATATGGTTTTTAAATGTCAATGGTAAACCAATAGAATTAGACACAGAAGAATTACAAAAACAGGATAAATTTCAAAAAGCGTGCATGGATCAAATTAATTTAATTGTGCCTGGAGTATCCAAAATCATTTGGACTAAATTATTAAAACAACTTTATAAAAATTTAGAAGAGATAGAAGCTCCTGAAAGTTTATCCATTAAAGAACAGCTAAGGGGTTACCTAGAAGATTTTTGTACCAATCGAGCTAAAGGAAGAGTTAAAGAAGATTTAAATAGAGGTGTTCCTTATACGGAAGAGGGAGAAACATATTTTAGATATAAAGATTTTTGGAAATTTTTAGAAGGTGCTAAATGGAAAGCACTTGAACACAACAAAACAGCTCATCGTCTTAAAGAATATTTTGGAGTAGAAGAAAGAAGACTCCGAATATACGAGATGAATGTTAGAGTCATGGTGGTCAAGGCTTTTGAACGTCCTAAAAATACTGACGACCCATTACCAACAATTAAGAAAGGAAGTTTTTAATGAATAGAGAAATTATATTTGGTCCCCCAGGAACGGGAAAAACACAAACACTACTACAAAAATTTACAGACGCTTTAAAAGAAGGAATTAAACCGGACCGTATTGGCTATGTATCCTTTAGTAAACGAGCTAACGTTGAATCCATTGCTAGAGCTCAAAAGATTGAAGGGTTTGATTTTAATGAAAAAGATCTACCTTATTTTCGTACGCTTCATTCAATGGCTGTAAGATTATTAGGTATTGATCCTACTACTCAATTAATGAAAACCGCCGATTATCAAGAATTTGCTGAATGGATTGGAGTAATTAATTTTAATACAGAGACCGCTCTAGATGAAACAGGGATGGTTATTTCTAAAAATGAATATTTAAATCAAATTAATCTCGCTCGCTATCGAGGAATTAGTATTGAAGATCAGTATGATCGTAATGAACATGGAGGAAAAATCAACTGGCTAAAGCTTCAACGAATTGCCAAAGCTTTACCTCTATTTAAAAAGAATAATCATAAATATGATTTTACTGATTTCATTGAAATAGTTGTTCAAAAGCAACTTGCTCCGCAGTTAGATGTACTGTTTGTTGATGAGGCCCAGGATTTAAACTGGCTTCAATGGCAAATGGTGCATCTGCTGGAAAAGAATTCAAATAAATCTTATATAGCAGGAGATGATGACCAGGCTATCTATACTTTTCAAGGTGCTGATGTAGATCATTTCTTAGATTTAAAAGGGAAACGAACAGTTCTTACTCAATCTTATAGAGTTCCATCTAAAGTACACAAACTGGCAGATCTGGTGGTAAATCGACTTTCTAAAAGACAACCTAAAATATGGAAACCTAGAGATGAAGAAGGAGAAGTCCACTGGGTCCATAGTTTACGCTCAGTAGATTTTAAAGAAGGAAAAATGTTAGTGCTAGCTAGTGCTAACTACATGTTAGATGGAGTTAAAGATTATTTAGAATCGTGGGGTTATCCTTACCAAACAAAAGGAAGTAAACGTGTTTCCGAAAATTTTTTAACAGCGTTATTAGAATGGGAACAATGGAGAAAAGGTGCCAAACTTCCGTTTGAATCGGTTAAAAGAATTTATAGTTATCTCGGTGTCAAGAAGAAACAATTACGAAGAGGATTTAAAACCTGTAAAACTATGATGCCTAATAAAAGTTATACTATGGAAGAATGTAAACAACAGCATGGTCTTCTTGAAAATAGGCCTTGGTCTCAGGCTCTCGAGTGTGATAATCGAACCGTTAATTACATTGAATCTATGCAAAGGAATGGAGAGGATTTAAGTAAACCTCCTAGAATTACTTTGTCCACTATTCATGGAGCCAAAGGAGGGGAATCTAGAAAAGTTACCTTAATGCCAGATCTATCTTGGAGCGCCTCTAAATCTTATGAGCGTAATCCTGATCCCGTGCATAGACAATTTTATACAGGAATCACTAGAACTCAACATACTTTATATATTCTTTCACCAAAGGAGAATAATTTTTATCAAATATGAGTGAAATGAAAAGTGATTTATTATTTATAACCATACTAACCTGTATGTGGATCTTTATAGCACTATGAGTATATATGAAAAACAAATTGGAGGATCACACTATAAAAAAATGAAGATTCAACCCAGCACTTTTGTCCATGAAAATAAAATGTTATTTGCAGAAGGGAATATAATCAAGTATATTTGTAG